TGTAGGCAATGAAGGGACTATTTATAAGGCTGCAAACTACAAGCTGATAGACAAAGTAAAATCCGATTTCTACATACTTGAATCTGGTGAAAGAGTACACCCAGTAACGATGTGGCACAGACACGGAACAAGAAAATGGGCTTTCCTACAGTAGCAGTACCCCAACATTAAAAAGGCTGATGGATTCCAGATGAAATACCTGTTTGAATTATGAAGTATTATCAATATGCAGAAGATGTAATAAATGGAAAGATAGTAACAGGCAATGCCATTAAGTTAGCCTGTAAACGGTTTTAGGATGATTTACTAAGGGATGATTTGGAATTTAGGGAAGATAAGGTAGAAAGAGCCATACAGTTTATAGGTACACTGAAACACTTTACAGGCAAACACAGTGGTAAGTGTTTCAAGTTGGAAAGCTGGCAACAGTTTATAGTAGCCAATATAGTAGGCTGGTATTATAAAGGCACTAATAACAGAAGATTTACCAGCAGTTACATAGAGGTAAGCCGAAAACAAGGCAAAACAGCCTTAGCTGCTGCTTTGTGCCTTTACTACCTTATTGCAGATGGTGAAGATGGTGCTGAAGTACTTTTGGCTGCAAACAGTAAAGATTAGGCTAAGATTGCTTTTGATATGTGCAGCAAGTTTACAAAGGGGTTAGATTCCAAAGGAAAGTATCTTACTGCTTACAGGGCTGATATTCTATTCGGAATGACGAACAGCAAACTGAAAGTACTGGCTGCTGATGATTCTAAATTGGATGGCTTTAATGCCAGCTTTGGCTTATTGGATGAATACCACGCAGCAAAGAACAGCAAAGTAAGAGACGTTATAAAGTCCAGTATGGGAATGAGACAGAATCCCCATTTATGTACTATTACCACTGCTGGCTTTGACAAGTCTTTGCCCTGTTACCAGCTAAGAAGTGTAGCCATAGAGATTTTGAACGGACTAAAGACAGATGATGAAATGTTTATAGCCATATACAGTTTAGATGATGCTGATGATTGGAGGGAAGAAAAGAACTGGGTTAAATGTGCTCCGAATTTGGATATTACTGTTACCAGAAAGTATATAAAAGGACAAGTTCAACAGGCTATTAATAATCCTGCTGATGAAGTTGGGGTAAAGACCAAAACACTTAATCTGTGGTGTGACAGTTCTAATGTGTGGCTACCAGAAGAATACATTATCAAAAGCAGTCAGTAGGTGGAACTGGAAAAGTTTTCTGGGATGGATTGTTATATAGGTGTGGATTTGGCTGCTACCAGTGACTTAACAGCAGTTTCTTATTTGATTGTTTCTGATGGCAAATATTACTGGAAAACCCACTATTATCTTCCAGAATCGGCACTTATTGAAAAGGCAGACAAAGAATTGTATAAATACTGGAAGCAGATAGGGATATTAACTGTGACCAGTGGAAATGTTACGGATTATGACTACATTACTAATGACATTATGAAGTATGCAGAAATAGTGAATATACAGGCTGTAGGGTATGACAAATACAATGCAACACAATGGGCTATAGATGCCACAGCAGAAGGTTTGCCATTAGAAGAATATCCGCAAACATTAGGTAATTTCAATATGCCGACAAGGGAACTGGAACGGCTGGTTATGTCTGATAGGGCTGTAATTGATAATAATGAGATTACCCGATTCTGTTTCAGAAATGTAGTGCTTAAATCCGATTATAACGGTAATGTAAAACCGAATAAGGCAATAGATAAGAAAAAGATAGATGGGGTAATAGCTATGATACAGGCATTAGGAATGTACCTTAGAATCCCACATTACAGTAATGAAATAACAACTATTTGAATGAAGATAGGTAACTTAGAAATTAATTGGAACAAACAGCCAGTAGTAGAAGAACGTAGTTTCTTTGATTCTTTGATGTATAACAGTAATGGTAGTTACAGCACTAATAAGGCTATGCTTTTATCTACAGTTTACAGGTGTGTAGATGTAATCAGCGATTCTGTAGCCCAGTTACCATTAGAACCATATTACAAAGATAAGTTTGGCTATAAGATGAAATTTGTGGATCATCCTACTTACTACCTGCTTAATAAAGAGCCAAACGGCAAAATGAGCAGATTTACCTTTATAAAGACTTTGGTAGTAAGTGTATTACTAAATGGTAATGGATATGCCTATATAGAACGAGATAATAAAGGTGATGCTATATCCCTATAGTATATCCCTTCAGAATATGTTACCATTACTGAAGTAAAGAACGGTATCAAATACAGTGTGGTAGGTATCAAAGGGCTGGTAGAACCCTGTAATATGATACACCTTCTTAACTTTAGTTATGATGGCATTAAGGGTATCAGTACATTAACCCACGCAAGGCAGACTTTAGGACTTTCAGCAGACAGTGAAGCCCACGCTACAGGATTCTTCAAAGGTGGTGCAAATCTGGCTGGTATATTGAAAGTACAAAGTACATTAACTGGCAAACAGAAAACAGACTTAAAAACAAGCTGGCAGACTGCTTTTAGTCCTACCACTGGTACACCCAACGGAGTAGCAGTACTTGAAGGAAATATGGACTTTTAGCCCATTACAGTAAACCCTGCTGATGCACAACTGTTAGAAACCAGAGAATTTAACGTAATTGATATTTGCAGGTTCTTTGGGGTATCACCAGTTAAAGCATTTGATTTGAGTAAATCCAGTTACAGTACAGTAGAAGCTACACAACTGGCTTTCCTCACTGACACCTTAGCACCCTTATTAGAAAAGATTGAACTGGAATTTGAACGGAAACTGTATAAACCATCCGAAAGAAAGAATATAGAAGTAAGATTTGATACTTCTGTACTGCTTAGAGCCGACAAAGCAAGTTTAGCCAGTTATTATAATACACTATTCCAGATTGGAGTGATAGCACCTAATGAGATTAGAAGGGAATTGGATTTGCCAGCCTTGGAGAATGGAGATAAGACCTTTGTACAAGTGAACGTACAAACTTTGGAAAATGCAACAAATAACATTAAAGATGAAGGAAACACGCAGCTTTAAAATTGAACCATTAAAAGAAGATAGCAGAACCATAGAAGGCTATGCTATTGTATTTAATGCTGAATCCAGAGACTTAGGAGGGTTCACGGAATAGATAGAACCTACAGCTTTGGAAGGCATTATAGAAAAATCTGATATTCTTTGCCTTCTTAATCACAATGAAGATAGAGGTGTTTTAGCCAGAAGCAAGTTTGGTGAAGGCAGTTTGGAACTGATGGTAGATGACATTGGACTTATGTACAGATTTGAAGCACCTAATACAGCTTTGGGGGATGAACTGTTAGAAGGCATTAAGAGAGGTGATATTAGTACCAGTAGCTTTGCCTTCACTGTAGAAAAAGACACTTGGATTAAAAAGGATGATGGCAGTTATTTACGGACTATCAATAGCTTCAAAGAATTGTTTGATGTATCACCTGTATATAAAGAAGCCTACCCAGATACAAAAGTAGCGGTAAGAAAGATGCAGGATATGGAATCTGAAGGGCTTAAATCTTACTTTGATGAACTTAAAAAGAAATTGGTATGAACACATTAGAGTTATTGGATAAGAAACAGCAACTGAAACAGAAGGCAGAAGAACTGATAGCAGGTGCTGAAACTGCTGTAAGAAAATTGAATGAAGGGGAACAGGCAGAATTTGAATCTATCCTTAAAGAGATAGAAGAAACAGATGCACAAATTAGAAAGATAGAAACAGAGAATTTAAAGCAAACAACAAGTAAAAGAAGTATGGAAAAGTTTTCATTATTGAAGGCTATTAACGATGTAGCCAACAACAGACAATTAGACGAAAGAGCACAAGAAGTAGTTAATGCTGGTATTTCTGAAATGCGTAAAGCAGGACAAAACTACAGTGGATAGATTGTATTACCGATGGAAGTAAGAGCCGATATTCAAGCTACTGTAGAAGGTGCAGGACAAGAAAACGTAGCTGAAGATAAGTTAGGAATCTTAGAGCCATTAAGAGCAAATTTAGTATTGGTTAATGCTGGTGCTTCATATATGACAGGCTTACAGGGTAATGTTTCTATTCCTGCTTATTCAGGTTCAAATGTCACTTGGGAAGGTGAAGTAGCAGATGCCAAAGATGGTGCTGGCACATTTACAGAAGTGAACTTAGAGCCAAAGAGATTAACGGCATATATTGATGTATCTAAGCAGTTCTTGATTCAAGACAGTAACAGTGCAGAAGAAATGCTTAAACGTGATATAGTATCTGCCATTAGCAACAAATTGGAAGCAACTATTTTAGGTACTGAAGCTGGTTCTGCTACTATGCCTGCTGGTATGTTGAACGGTGTTTCTGCTGATTCTGCTGCTATCACTTACGAAGATATTGTAGGTATGGAAGCCGAATTAGAAAAGGAAAATGTAAGAGGTGACATTAAATTCATTGTATCACCATCCGCAAAAGCCACTTTAAAGACTACTAAAATTGATGCTGGTTCTGGTAAGTTCGCTATGGAAGGTAACGAAGTAAACGGTTATCCAGTGCTTTGTACTTCTGCTGTAGCTGATAAGGGTGTTATCTATGGTAACTTCAGTGATTTGGTAATAGGACAATGGGGAGGTATCGATCTTACAGTAGATCCTTATACACAGGCTGCTAAGGGTAAGGTAAGATTAGTGATTAATGCCTACTTTGATGCCAAACCACGCAGAGCAGAAGCATTTGTAAAGAAAGTGTTAGCTTAATACAGTTTGTTAATAATAAGTAAGCTATGTATTTGACTTTGGAACAAGTGAAGAAACATCTACTTATAGATGATGATTTTGTAGCGGATGATTCATATATTACAGACTTGATTACTGTAGCACAGGATTCAGTTTCACAGCATTTAGACATAGCTTTGGAAGAATTAGAAGCAGGTGGGACTTTGCCACCTGCTGTAATTCACGCTATGTTATTAATGATTGGAAACTTATATACCAACAGAGAACCTGTAACAGTCGGTTCTGTGGTTAAGATTCCCTATACTTATGAATATCTGGTAGGACTTTACAAACACTATGAAATAAAATGAGGGCTGGCAGTTTACGTTATCCGATAATCATACAGAAGCCTGTAACCATTAAAAATGAATATGGTGCTACTACTAATAGCTGGTAGGACTATATACTAACAAGGGCTGATATTCGGTTTGATTCTGGCAACAGGCTTAATGAAAACAGTGAGATTATCCACAGCTATACAAAGACTTTCATAGTAAGACACTACCACCCTATTACAGAGAATATGCGGATTATATACAAGGGTAAGAAGTACAGAATCCTTTGTATCAATCCAGAGACATTAAAGCAGACAATAATAACGGAGTTAATCAATGAATGACACAATTACAGTAGATGCCAAACAGGTACTGGACTTATTCAAAGAACTGGATAGCAGGAAACAGAAGAAAGCCTACAGGAACGCTTTAAGAAGTGCTGCCAACATTCTTACTAAGGAAACTAAGCGGTAGCTTAAATCCAGACTGGGGAAAGCTGCCAACAGTAAAAACTGGTGGAACGGTAAGACCTTAGTAAGTGGTGTTAAATCCAGTGCCGACAAAGAAGGGACTGAATCAAAGGTACACATTATGGGGGACTTCAGATTAAAGTTCTTTGAAATGGGTACATAGGAACGATTCACCACAGGCAGTAACAGTGCCAGTGTAAGGGGGAAAGACCCAGTAAGAAGGCAGAAAGTACCAGCAAGCAGGGGTAAAATCACAGCATCCTACTTTTTCAGAACAGCCAAAGAACTTAAAGAAAAAGAAGTGTTTGATAGTATGAACAGGCTGCTTTCTTAGTCTATTGTAAGAGTAGCCAACAAACATAAAGGCAAATGAATTTACAAGTAGGAAAAGCCATATTCAGTATTCTAAGTAATGATGCTGATTTGGTGGAAAAGGTGGAAAACAAAATATATCCGTTAATAGCAGATGTAAATACTACTTTCCCTTTTATTGTTTACAGAAGAAACGGTATTGAACCATTAAACAGCAAAGACAGATTCACAATCAATACCACGACATACATAAGCATAGTAGTAGCTTCTGATAAATATGATGAAAGTATAGAGATAGCGGAAAGAATTATTAAGGCTTTAAGTAAAGGAACATATTAGGGGATAATGGATATAAGTTTAGTAGATGCTGATGAAGATTATATAGATGATACGTTTATTTAGACTTTAACTTATAACATAAAGACTGATGGCAAATATAATTAATGGTGGTGATTTGATGTTTTTTATTAACGGAAAATCTGTAGCATTTGCTACAAGCCACAAACTGACAATTAATGCAGAGACAGTAGAAACTTCAAGTAAAGATAGCGGTGGTAAATGGGTTACAAAATCGGTTAAGAAATTGAGTTGGAACGGTACTACAGAAAACCTTTATTCTAATGATGGTGAAGGGGTAACTTTTGATACTCTTTTTGATTTGATGGTAGCCAGATAGCCTATTGATGCTGTATTTGCTTTGGAAGGTAACAGTACAGATTATGCAGAAAACAAATTGGATGAAGTCCCTACAGACGGTTGGACTGCTGTAAGTGCAGGCACTAAGACTGGCAAAGTAATTATCACTTCATTAGAAGTAAATGCACCTAATGGGGATAATGCTACTTTCACCTGTAACTTTGAAGGTGTTGGGGCTTTAGTAAAAGATGGTACTACTGATTCTGGAAATACTGGTGATTCTGGAAGTGGTACAGGTGGTAATCCTTTGTAATCAAACAGCCCTTTACACCTAATGAGGGTGTAAGGGGCTTT